TTACTCTTTTTTGTGTTCTTGATAAAGCTTGTCGACAAACTCTTCAAAAGCAGTTTTAAGTTCTGGTGGCAGTTTGAGATATTCCAGAACCAGACGTTTTGTGAAGTCATCGTCCGACTTGATAAGCCGTCCAACCTGGTGCGCCAGCTCAACATCCACATTAGTTTCCTGACGGAACATTTCGCCGCTTCCGGTACGCAACCACAATTCATTAGCATTGAAAGCATTGCAAATGTCGAGAATGGTACGATCAGGAATGTTTTTGCCTTTTTCGTATTGATTGATTGTGTTTGGGGCACGATTAATTTTTTCTGCTAAGGCTGTTTGTGTTAGTCCTAGATGTTCACGTAGCACTTTTATTCGCTCGTTTATTTCAGCCATATAATCACCTCGCTTTATTCCATTATAGCAGGATAGACAGAAAAATCAAGAAAAAACTTCTAAAAAGGATAAAATAAAGTTGACAAAAGGACAATGAGAGTATATTATAGTCATAAAGGGAAAATAAAAAATCTAAAAAGGAAAATCGGAAAGGCAGGTGAAGGTGATGAGTGAAGAATTTCGGAGGATAGAGCTTATGGCGATGCCGCCAATCAAAGGAGTGAAGCGAAGAAAAGAGGATTTAACATGAAACTTGAGCTTAGCTATGATGAGATTTCAACCATTGTCGCTGCTCTGCTGACTAAGGTTATGACCGCAGAGAGCAATGCGCTGAAATGTGCAAAGTATGGCATGGATAAAGATGTTGAGTTTTGGCAAGAAAGAGCTGAAATCTACAAAAAGGTCTATAAGGTGGTAGAGGCTCAATTCGGGCAGGCTTGCAAGGAATGCGAGCAGGCAGATGCGGCGCTGAAGGAAAGCGAGTAAAAACCATGATGATGATGAAAACCAAAAAGGTAAAACTGTACGGCGAGAAGCTGCGCAAACTGAACACCGCTATCCACGAGCGGGACAACAACTGCTGCATTATCTGTGGTAAGTACGTGGACCCTAACGAGAAGTTCCATCATGAACCTTGCGGGGCAATGAAGAGTGATGAAATTTCAAAAGGCGTAACACTCTGCTATGACTGCCACGCTGAACGCCATTTTGGCAAAAACAGTAATGCAGTCAGAGCACAGATTAAAGAATATCTGCAAACCATTTATAGTTAAAGGAGGGTAACACAATGATTATTGTAACTGACAAGCAAAAAGAAACCATCAAAAAAGTGGAGGATATGGGAAAGGCTGATATTGATGGCCTGAAAGCAGCCGCCATTTTTCTGAAGGGCCTGCAAACGGCGATGATTATTCTTGCGGAAGACAAGCAGGAAAACAAAACGGCATAAGGGGCGAAGTGTTATGAACAGACCTGAAGATTACACCATTGTAGTCGAAAACGAAGGCGAACTGAGCGACTACGCAGTGAATATGTTTGCAAAGTGGGCCTTGGAAATCGGGCGCAAGCAGGGCTTGTGCGATAAAGAGGGTGGAAAGAAATGTGTAAAGCAAAGCGCATGACATGTGCTGAACTAGAAGATAAGATTATTGACCATGCGAAGCGCTGTAAAAAATACAAGCCTAACGCAGCAATAAGAGAGCATGAGGCTAGTATGAAATACGAGCGTTTTATGCGGGAGCGCCGGGCAAAGCTGGCGCGTGAAGCTGATGAAAGAATGAAGGCCAGCACTGCCTATGCACTGAGATTCATCTTTAAGGGGCGATATAAAAATGGCCAATGAAAAAACTGTTGTCTGGTATCGTCCGGGCAAACCGGTGAAGGCCGTGCGTGTTGAGCTTAGTTTGGCCAATATGCAGAAGCTGGTGGGCGGTAAGATACAGATCGTACCGCTGGAAGCCAAAGGCAACAGCCCAGAATATACGCTGGTATGTAATGAGGACGGCAAGAACAAATATCACAATGACGCTTTGTTCCCCCTGCTGAACAATAATGGCAATATCGTAGACGTTATATTCGGCCCCTGCTTTATCGCCGGTAAGCTGATGACCGATGAGGACGGCGAAGAAACATTTATCGACCTGCTACGTGAAGACTATCTGAGAATAGTCCGCCGCTTTGGAAAAGGAGTTGTGAAGAATGAGAGGAAAGAAACTGCGGAAACTGAGGCTGCTGACCTTAGGCAGCTTACTGCTTGCCGTAATATGCTTGCTAGATTACGGGCCCGCAAGAATGGTAAGTGCAGCTTATCAGATGGTTAAAGGCCAGGAAGTTACCGAGATTGTTGTACCTTACCATGTATTGGAAGAAGGAGACACTTTGGAAGAAATCTGCTGCAGATTAAAAGATGAATACGGCGATAAGCGCGACTGGCGCGAAATTGCTTTTTATGTCTGCAAGGATAACAACAAGAAAGACGGCTGGGTATATCTCGGGGAAAAAATCAATGTGCGCCTGCATGTACCGGTCGAAACAAAATAAAAAAGCCGCCTGCAAAAAGCGCAGACGGCATGGGGATGTATGAAGTTACCAGCATCCATACATCCCTATTTTAGCATATAAGAGTGATGATAACAAGGAGGCAAAAAATGGATTATGACGTCAAATTTGTTGAATACAAAGGCGGCAATATCAAGGTAAGCTATACCGTCACTCCGCTTAACTCACATGAGGAAGCGAGTATAATCAGCCGCATTGACAAACCGCATGAAGATTTCATGCGTGCCTGGATGGAGCTGCCTGAAATAGCACGTAGACTGTTGGAGTTTCCGCTGGCCAACGAAGACGGCGAAGAGCTTGGCATTATGGTTACCAAGGTAAACTTTCTGACAAGCAAAAACTTTGGCAGAGGCATGCAGCTGGTGGCGCTGCTGCTGGGCTTCAAGAACTGCAAGCAGCCGCTGCAGGTAGTGACGCAAAAGTTTTATGAGAATGCAGTAGATCATAGCAAGAGATACACGGATGAACCGTTTCCTTTGCAACAGTTAACGCCGCGAGAAGCTGATGTTATGTCCCTCATAAAGAAGGAAGCCTTTGACTATGCGTATCACTGCAAGCGTGAACAGCCAACAATAGATGAGGCGCAGGACGCATATGAGGCTGGGTGCTGGCCAGAGGAACAGGGAAGTGAATAAAGAAAATGCAATTTGTAGATTTTTTCTCTGGCATTGGCGGCATCCGCTTAGGCTTGGAACAGGCAGGGCATGAATGCGTCGGCTTCTGCGAGTGGGATAAATTCGCAAGGCAGAGCTATAAAGCTATGTACGATACAGAAGGAGAGTGGGAATCACATGACGTACGAACAGTTAAGCCTTATGATGTTCCAGCCGCCGACCTCTGGTGCTTCGGCTTTCCGTGCCAAGACATCAGCGTCGCAGGAAAGCAAAAAGGCCTGCAAGAAGGTAAGCGAAGCGGATTGTTTTACGAAATTATGCGACTGCTTGCCGGCCGTAGGCAAGAAGATAGACCTAAATGGCTGCTCATTGAAAATGTTAAAAATTTACTTAGCATTGGAAACGGATTTGATTTCGCGCGGCTGCTGTGTGAAGTGGGGGGGCACGGGTATTCTCTCCAATGGGACACTCTCAACAGCAAAGACTACGGTGTTCCCCAAAACAGGGAGCGCGTGTTCATTGTCTGCTATCTTGGAGACATCCGTGGACGAGAAGTATTTCCTCTCCGACCAGCAGATGGCGAGAATCCTTGCAAACTCAACGAGATAACGCAAGGCGTTGCCGATGGTCAAAGAATCTATGACGGAAGTGGATTAGCAAGAACGCTAAGGGCTGAAAGCGGTGGACAGGCCGGTAAAACAGGCTTGTATGCTGTACGTTTTCGCTATACCGAACGTGGAGAAAAAAGCAGAGAAAAGGGCCGTATGGAACATGTAGAAATTGCCAATGCCTTAACGTCGAAACACTGCGGCGACCAAACAGCGGATTGCAGTAATGGCGTTGTCTGCATGAGCATCAAAGAGCAGAAATTGCAAGAGGAAATTGATACCGCTCCGACTGTTGACACTAATTGCAGAAACAATTTAACGCGTAAGCAGACCTGCTGTGCAGTGTTAACGCCAGACAGAACAGAGAAACGGCAGAACGGCAGACGTATAAAAGAGCCGGGAGAGCCTAGTTTTACTTTGACTGCGCAGGATAGACACGGCGTGGCGCTGCTTGACGAAAATATCCGTATTCGCCGCTTAACTCCTCGTGAGTGCTGGCGTTTGCAAGGCTTTCCAGATGAATATTTTGACAAAGCGAAAGCCGCAGGCATTAGCGATACGCAGCTATATAAGCAAGCTGGCAACAGCGTGACAGTGAATGTTGCCAGGGCGATAGGCGAAAGGTTAAAGGAGATTGAAAATGAAGGGATATAAATTTGTGAAGCTTCCTGAATTGATTGAAGCATCAAGATATTTACTAAGTCGTATGCGGTAGTAGTGTATTAAAGGAGAAGCAAATGGAAGCAGCGGTAAATGATTTTACAGTTAACCTTGCTATTGTAGTAATTGTGGTATTTTTCGCGTTGGCGATGGTAGGAGGTGAAGATAAATGATGAAAGAAAAAATCAATGACTATGTAAACCGTGCGCAGCTGGCCATCAATGACTGGCAGTGCAGCGGCGAGATTTATTATCTGGAGCAGGCAAGAACAGAACTCAATAAAGCAATAGACACGGCAGACTTTCTGAATATGCCGGCTTACTATATTGCTGATGTACTCTGGGACTTCGATAATGGTTGCATGTGCGATACTCCCAAAGAAGCACTTGATGAAGCGCTGGAGTACTGCGACTTGAGCACAGGAGACACTGTGGATGTACTTATTTGCAAAGAAGCAAGCTGGCAACCACGTATTGATGTTGAAGACCTTATGGAGGACATTGTTGACCAGGCAGCGGATGAAGGCGGAGAATATTCCGAAAGATATATTGATACGTTGACAGGTGAAGACATGGCTGTTGAAAGAGAAAATCTTGAAGACAAGCTTAATAAAACGCTGTGCGACTGGCTGAGACAGAACAAAATCAAACCTGATTGGGTAGTTATAGATGGTATGGAAGGTCGCTATTTATACGATGGCCATAAATTCTCCTGCGTCAAGGGTAAAGTAAAATGAGCCAGCAACGCAAAATGGAACGCAGGAAGCAGAAGAAGCTGCATCTGCTGGGCGGCGAAGAGCGTCTGCAGGCAGAGCGTGATAAGATGATACCGTATTATGCCAAATACTTCACTTACCAGATATTGGCAGTCTGCTGCAAGATACCCATGGAGAACTATGGCGAAATCCATGTACGAAATACAAGGCTGGAGAAATTCACGGAGCTTTACGGCCGCGGCCTTGAGATGCTGGGCGAAGATAAAAGCACAGAGCAGTATCTTGAGTACATCGAACAATATGGATTACATATAAATTGGAAGGAGCCGGAGACATGAAATTTATGTTGACCTGCGAAGAAGCCTTAAAGAATATAAACAAAGGCAGGCTGGGAATCTTTAATTTCGGCTATCAGGTGCTGGATGTAAAACCAATCCGGTATTCTCAGCATCTGGCCTGCATGAGAAGAAGCAAGCTCAGAAGCTACCTGAGCAAACACAGAAGCCTGCGTGATAAGTGCTTCCTGGAAGCACGGAAAGTACCGCGCTTCTGCAAGACAAAAAAATAACTATATATAATAGTAGAAAGTGGGCAGGTGAAATACCTGCCCAAAGCTTGATAAAGCATATTAGTTGAGTGGCATATCAGTGCCGGAAAAAATAACAGCCAAAACAACTTGGGCAGAATGGAGCGGAAGAATGTATGTAAAACGGACATGGAGATGTGGTAAATGCATCGAAGTAGAAAAATACCAGACCTTCCGCTACAAGGGTAAGATGACAGTACGCGCTCCGCAAAGCAATCCTACTCCGGAAGCTATGGCCAAGGTAAACGAACGCAACAGCTACAAGAATCTTCGTCGCCTGCTTAATACTAATTTTGGTAAAGGTGACCTGCATTGTGTATTGACCTATGCTCCGGATAAAAGAGCAAACAGTCCGCAGGAGGCAAAAAAAGATATCCAGAAATTCTGCCGCAACGTGAAACAGAAATGCAAGCGTCGCGGCTCAAATTTCAAATATGTGGCCGTAGCCGAATACGGTAAGCGCTCTATGCATTTTCATGTTGTTATCCATAGCGGGCTGAAGCTGCAGGAGCTTGGCGATATGTGGCCGCATGGACGTATTCATGCTACGGAGCTGGACGGCAGCGGAGATTATGACAGGCTGGCCAGCTATCTTATCAAGCAGACCAATAAGACCTATAACGATCCGGAACGCAGAATGTTTGCCAGACGTTATGTTACGAGCCGTAACCTTGAACAGCCGGAGTGTAAGATCGAGAAAGTCAAGGCTGACAGCTGGCGTGAGACACCGTCTGCACCTAAAGGCTTTTATGTGCTGCAGGATACTATCGTCCAGGACGTCAGCGAGATTACCGGATATCCGTATCAGTATTACCGTTGCCTGGCATTGGGCGGCGGGACACCATTGAAAACAAAAAGACTACGCAGGTAGGCGTTTATATCAGCGGCGGAATCTGCCTCGGTAGTTATATACAAGCAAAAACGGACAGGCGCAAGAAGAAGTATATCCGCTGCTGCTATAAGCACCGGAAGGAGGTAATCAGATTGTTGGTAAAGCACTGGCAGCGCGTCGCAGAGACACGCTTTAAGTATCAAAAAAAAATTCAGATGGCCGTGGATGAAGCACGTGCCTGCAGGCATCCGCATGGGCTGAAGGACAAACTGAAGCCTAATCCTACCCAGCGGGACGCACTCAAGGGAATACTGCCGCTGAAAAAGGTTAGCGTATACATTGGCCGTCGCAGCTATGAGCTTGTTGTTGAGCAGCCGGAGGAGTGGCTTGCGGTGATAAGGGAGACGTATGCCTTATACAAAGACTCTCCTATTGGCCACGTCATGCACAAATACTATGACAACTACGAGAACAGGCACGTCCAGCCGGAGGTTATCAGCGGACTGCAGGGAGTGAGCCGTCAGACGTTCTACGCTTGGCGTAATGAGTTTTTGAGTGATGCTGCTATTATTGCAGCGCAGCATGGAATAAAAAAATTATAAGCATTGCCGTTTTGTACTTTACAAATCGGCGCTTTTGACGTGGTAAAATAGTATTGTCAAAAAGAGCAAGACAAAATAAAGCCCTGACGGAGCAGTTCCGCCGGGGCTATTTTTATGCAAAAAACAAAGGAGGTGAAGGCACTATGGCAGAGGTAAAAAAAGCAGTCAAAAAAGCTGTTAAAAATTCCGGTAAAAAATCCACCCTGAAAGCGGGTAAAAAAACCACGTCGGAAACACTCAGTCCGGCGCAGGAGAAATTCTGCCTGGAATACCGCAAGCATGAGGGTAACGGCACTGCTGCAGCCATAGCTGCCGGGTACAGTGAGAGGACCGCCGCACAGCAGGCCACAAGGCTGTTAAGAAATGTTAACATTCTGAGGCGTATAAAAGAGCTGGCAGATGACGCTATCAGAAAGCAGATTATCGGGCTGGATAAACGCGCTCTAGTGCTCAGTAAAATTGCCGAAGATGACGCTGCTGATGTGCAGGCCAGAATCAGGGCGATTGATGTCCTGAACAAAATGGATGGCGTGTATGTCATCAAAACTGAAGTTAAGATTAGCGGCAACGTTAATGTGTTGCTGAAAAGGCGAAAGAAGGAGTAATGGACCATGAAACCTCAAATTAGCCAGGAAGACTACGATGCTTTAGTAGGCTATCTTGCTGAGTGCCAGCATGATCCGGAGCTTTTCGTAAAGCTTTCTTTCCCTTGGGGTGAACCTGATACTCCGCTGGAGAACAAAACAGGTCCTGAGAAGTGGCAGCTTGACATACTGCGTGAAATAAAGGACGAAGTAAAAACTGCTGATGTTGCCATACGTGAAGCAGTAGCCAGTGGCCACGGCATTGGCAAATCGGCGCTGGTGAGCTGGCTCATTCTTTGGGCGCTGGGTACTTGCTCTGATACGCGCGGCGTTGTTACCGCTAACACTGAGGCGCAGCTTCGCACTAAAACATGGGCAGAGCTTAACAAATGGTACAACATGTGGATAGCTAAACCATTGTTTGATTATACTGCGACAAGCATTTTCTGCAACGTTGACGGTAACGAAAAGACTTGGCGTATAGATGCAATTCCGTGGAGTGAAACAAATTCTGAAGCGTTTGCTGGCTTGCATAATCAGGGCAACAGAATTTTGATTATCTTTGACGAAGCATCAGCGATACATGACACCATCTGGGAAGTTACGGAAGGTGCCCTGACTGACGCGGATACGGAAATCATCTGGTGCTGCTTTGGTAACCCGACACGTTCCAGCGGCCGCTTTTATGATTGCTTTCACAAGCACAGAAATTATTGGCATACTCGCAGAGTAGATAGCCGCAGCGTAAGCTTTTCTGATAAAAAGCAGATTGAAGCGTGGCGTGAAATTTATGGCGAGGACAGCGACTTTTTCAAGGTCCGCGTGCGTGGCGAGTTCCCTTCTGCCAGTGATAAGCAGTATATCTCTCAGGATATCGTGGATGAAGCACGGAAAAGGGTACTCAAGACATATCAGTATAATTTTGCTCCGGTTATTATTGGCGTAGATCCTGCGTGGACCGGCGCGGATAAAATCTGCGCATACCTGCGTCAAGGTAATTACAGTAAGCTGCTCTTTGAATATCCGAAGAATGATAACGACCTGCAGCTTGCGGGTAAGATTGCGGCGCTGGAGGATGAATACCACGCTGATGCAGTCTTTATTGACCTTGGTTATGGTACCGGCATCAAGAGTGCAGGCGATGCTTGGGGAAGAAATTGGACGTTGGTATCGTTCGGCGGCACAAAAGGCATACCGCCTAACTGTGTAAACAAGCGCGCTGCGATGTGGCAGGATATGCGGCGTTGGCTTATGGAGGGTGGAGCAATATCACCTGATGACAGCGTGCTGGCTGATGACCTCGTAGGACCGGAGCTTGCTCCGCGTGATGATGGCAGAGTGCAGCTGGAGAGCAAGGAGAGTATGAAAAAGCGCGGGCTTCCGTCTCCAAACAGGGCGGATGCGTTGGCGCTGACCTTTGCTTTTCCGGTGCTGAGCAGAAAGCAGGAACATGAATACGCCTGGAGCGTCGACAATGGCGCGCAGGAAGAATATGATCCGTTTCATGGAATGTGGTAGGAGGTGAGACCATGGAAGAAATCATTATGCAGCTGCATGGCGGCGGTGGTGGCGGCGGAACGCAGATTAAGCAGAACGCACCCGGAAGCCAGAGCGCCGCAACTATTGACAGCGCGACCGAAGGGCAGCGTGAATCGCTGCGTGAAAAGCTGGGCAAGGCAAGAGGCCGTAACTTTACCGACAAGACCGGTGGCAGCATGGTAGATACAATCAAGAAAGCATTGCTGGGGGAATAGCAATGTTTGAAGAAATCTATCGAGACACAAAGCTGCTGAAGGATAAGCGCTTCGTTCTGGAGCAGATGTACCAGCGGCGCACGTCGTTTGAACCGACGTGGCAACTGCTGTCACGGTATATCGTTCCTTACCGAGGGCGCTTCCATGAACGCGGCGGCAGCATGGACGGAGAGCGGCGTGACCGCTATCTTATCGACCCTTATCCGATGGATGCTGCAGGCAAGTGCGCTGCAGGCCTGCAAAGCGGATTGACGTCCCCGAGCCGTCCGTGGTTTGAGCTGTCTTTAGCCGATCAGGAAAAGGCTGAATATCATCCGGTGCGTCAATGGCTGGATGATGTGCGTGACGTTATGATGGCCATATATGCACGTGGCAATACATACGCTATGCTGTACGATATCGAGGCTGAGCTTTGCCAATTTGGCACGGCGGCGGCGCTGATGATGCAGGACTATGATACCGCTCTCTGGCACCGTAGCTACACCTGCGGCGAATATGCAGGCGGTGTGGATGCAAGAGGCAGGCTTTATTCCTTTGGCAGGCGTTTTGAATTGACCGCTCCACAAATGGTAGCGGAATTTGGCATTGATAACGTGAGCGTGGCCGTAAAGACCGCGTACAACAACAATGACCATACACAGCGCTTTGAGGTTGAAATGCTCATCGTCAAAAACAATGAGTATAAGCCTGAGCTATTAAAGCCCGGTAACTTCCCTTGGCAGAGCTTTTATTGGGAGCGTGGCAATCAGCAGCAGTTCCTGCGTATCAGCGGTTACAAGGAGCAGCCTTTTATTATGCCGCGTTGGACTAAGGTGGCCAACTGCGAATATGGTTATGGTCCTGGGCATAATGCCTTGGGTAACTGTATGCAGCTGCAGCGTATTGAAAAAGCAAAGCTCCGCTGCATGGATAACGAGGCTGACCCGGCTATGATGTTCCCGGCAAGCCTGAAGAAAGTCAACCGCCAGCCGGGAGCAAACAACTTTATTCCCGATGGTACGCAGATGAATGCTTATCCGATGATACCGCCGGGAGCAAAGCGCTACGAAGGCATGATAGCCTTGAGCAACGATAAACGCCAGCAGATAAGCGCTACGTTCTACAATGACCTTATGGTAATGCTGACGCAGGCGCAGAACAATCCGCAGATGACCGCCAAGGAAGTTGCGGAACGGCACGAGGAGAAAATCCTTATGCTGGGGCCGGTGCTGGAGCAGTTCCATAATGAGGTTCTGGACCCGCTGACTTTACGTACGTTTGGAATCTGTATGCGCAACGGACTTTTCCCGCCTATGCCGGAAGAGATTACTGCAGATGAGCTTAAGGTGAACTTCGTGAGCCTTTTGGCACAGGCGCAGAAGATGGTAAGCCTGCCGAGCGTGCAGAATGTACTTGGCATGGTAGGCAACGTAGCAGGTATCTATCCTGAAGCTGCTGACATTATCAACATCGATAACGTAATCCGTGAGGTTGGTGTTATCAGCGGTACGCCTGAGAAAATCATGCGCAGCGAAGATGAGGTGCAGCAGCTCAGAGAGCAACGCCAGCAGGCACAGGAAGCACAGATGCAGCAGGCGCAGATGGCACAGGGCGCAGAAGCGGCCAAGACCGGTGCGGAAGCTGCAAGGCTTTTGAGTGAGGTACCATCCAATACGGATAATGCTTTGGATGATATGCTGAGCAGAATGGGGATGAGCTGATGGAAAAGCAAAGATTTGCTGAACTGCTCGTAAACGTCATGCAGACGCAGACGGGCAGGGAATTTATTTATGAGCTGCTTGACACAATGGAAGTGCATGTTCCCAACTATGTTGTCGGGCAGCAAAGTGTCATGGGGTATGAGATTGGCCGGCGTAGTGTCGGCGAAGAACTGCTCCGTATGCTGAGAGATGATACTGAGGAAGGCCTGCAGCTGGAGCTGCTGATGCGGCAGGAAGCGCGGGACCGTCCCAAAGAAAAACGAAAAGATGAATTCTATGACCAATTTGAAGGAGGTAATGTATAATGCGAAAGAGATGGATGTTCTTTCTGGCTCCTGACGGCGGTGATGCTGGCGGTGATGCTGGCGGTGGTGAAGGCGGAGCTGGTGGCGATGGCGGCACCGGTGGTGACGGTGGTGCTGCAGGTGGCAGTAAAAGTATCTTTGATAATCCTGATGGCGGCAATTCCCCTGGTGACGGTGGTGGCAATCCTGCTGGTGACGGCAGCGGCAATCCTGCTGATGCTGGCGGCGGCGCTGGCGAAGTACCGGAAAACTATGAGTTTAATCTGGGCGAAGGCCTTACAATCACCGATGAACAAAAAACAGCGTTTACCGCCATAGCTAAGGATGCAAAGCTTTCACAGGCGCAGGCTGACAGCCTGCTGAAAATGCACAGCGAGATTATCAACGGCTATATGCACGAGGCGGAGGAAGCCATCGAAAAAAACATTGCTGAATGCCAAAAGCAAGGCCTGATTACAAAAGAAAACCTGGGCTTTGCGAAAGCCGCAGTAGATACCTTCGGCGGCAGTGAGGCGATGCAGGTATTGATTGATACCGGTGCTATCAATCATCCGGCAGTCTGCAAGCTCTTTGTAACTATCGGACAGCTTATCAGCGAAGATAAACCGGCAGATACTCATGTCGGCGGTGGCAAGGGAACCCCGCGGGCAGAAGATATCCTCTTCCCTAACAGCAAATACTAAAGGAGTGAATTAAATGGCACAAACCGGACTTTATAACAACACCGGCCTGGCGACTATGTATGATATTGCACAGCAGTATCGCTCTGCAGGTAATGAAGCAGCGGCGCAGGTCGTAGAGCTGCAGGCCAAAACCAACCGTCTCTGGGAAGTATTCCCTATGAGAACCTGCAACAGCGGCAGCGTTGAAAAAGCGCTTATCAGAACCAGTCTGCCGGATGTTGCATGGCGTATTATTAACCGTGGCGTAGCACCTACTAAATCCAGCACTGGCCAGGCAAGCTTTACTACTGGCGGTGTTGAGGCTATTGCACAGATTGACGAGCGACTGATGAAGCTCAACAAGAACAGCAATACCTATCGGCTTAATGAAAACTATGCACATCAGGAAGCTATGAGCCAGAAGATGTCTACTACCTTCTTCTATGGTGATGAACAAATCAACCCTGCAGGCTTTACCGGCCTTGGCGCTTTTTACTATGATAAGGCTGGGCAGGATGAAATCTACGCCAATCAGATTGTTGACGCGGGCGGTACCGGTAATAATCTGACCTCCCTTTGGGTAGTGACCTTTGCACCTGATACTGTTTACGGCATCACTCCGGAAGGTGTGCCTGGCGGTTACAGCTATCGTGACAACGGACGTGTTAAAGTGAGAGATGAGAACAACCTTGAATACTGGGGCTATGAATCTCAGTACAACTGGGACGTAGGCCTCTGCGTACGTGACCCGCGCTATGTAGCACGTCTGGCCAACATTGATACTACCAATACCAGCAGCACTGACTTCATCGATAAACTGATTGAAGTATATGACTGCATTGAAAACCCTGACCATGGCCGTACTGTTATCCTCTGTAACCGTAAGGTGCAGACCATGATCAATATCATTGCGCAGAAGAAAAATAATGTTAACCTTTCTCTGGAAGACTTTGGCGGTAAGCGTATCCAGCATTTCTGGGGCTCTCCCATCCTGCGCAACGATGCTATCCTGAGCACTGAATCTAAAGTGCCGGTAGAATAAGGAGGTAAGAATATGGCTGTAATGATTGATGCAAAGCTTATTCTTTGTGAAAATGTCGATACTGCAGCGACTGTCACCAGTAAGGCGCTTGATATCGGCCGCAATAAATCTTTGAGACCGCTCTATGTTGATGTTAAACTGACTAAGGGCGTAACTGCCGGCCGCGTAAAAAGCGTAGAGCTGCAGTCCAGCGCTGACGAAAGCTTCTCTGCTCCGATAACTGAGATGGTGGTGACTATCGGCAAAACCGCTGAGCAGCAGAAGCACGCCTGCCAGCTGGCGCAATTCTTCGCGTCTATCCAACCGCAGGGCCGTTATGTCCGCGTAACAATAACCGGTGATACTACCGTTCCGGCAGGTGGCAAGATTTGGGCATATCTGTCCCCAGATATTCAGGTACCGGTATGAGATACAAAGTAATCCGCACCTGCTATTGGCAACACAGACTTTGGGAAAAGGGCGAAAAGGTGGAGCTGGAGGGGAATGTACCGGAGCATTTCAAACCGCTCTATGATCCAGCCGAAAGATTGTCCCTAAACAAAAATGCTGACGTGCCTTCGGATGAAGAACCTACGAACGAAACGCCTTCCAACGAAGTGCTTTCGGATGAAGAACCTGCGAACGAAGAACATTCGGACGAAACGTCTGGCAGCATGGAAAACCCGGATATCATGCCTTCTTCCTTGGAAGATATGAATGTCGGCCAACTGCAGAAGCTGGCACGTGCAAACGGCCTGGAGCCGCCGAAGAATGCAAAAAAACAAGAACTGATTTCCGCTCTGCGCGGAGAATAACATCGGGCCGGAGCTTATTCCGGCCTTTTGTTTTAGGAGGAAACCATGAACAACATTGAAATCTGCAACCTTGCGCTTGGCCGTATCGGCGTAGACGAAATCAACCGCATGGATGAGGCAAGCCAGCCTGCAAGAATCTGTACACGTTATTTTAATTTTACCCGTCAGAATGTATTGCGCCGCTTTCCTTGGACGTTCGCAACGAAACGTGTGCAGCTGGCGCTGCTTAATGAAACGGCACCTGATTATAAATACGTCTATCAATATCCTTCTGATGCTTTGGCCATACGCCTTATGTACAATGACAGCTTTGTTGGCCTGCCTAAAGATAACTACTTCCGCATTATGAACGGCAACGGCGGACGCAAGATATACAGTAATATCTCTAACGCCTATGTGGAATATACTGCAGACGTAAAGGACAGCGAAACATTCGACAGCCAATTCATTGAAGCCTTCAGCTGGAAGCTGGCGACGGAGATGGCGTTTGCTTTGACTGGTAATATGAACCTGGCGACAAATGCTATCCAGGCATACAATGCTTACTTTACGGAAGCTGCTGGCGAGGATGCTGCAGAAGATAATCAGGAAGAAGCTGTACAGGATAGACTGGTCAACGCCAGATGGGAGGGCTGACAATGGGACTGTATCAACTAAAGCCCAGCTTTGCCGGCGGTGAATTGTCGGACAGCATGTACGGCCGTGTCGATATCAACAAATATGATAGCGGCGCTGCCACGTTAAAAAACTTTACGGTGCAGCGTTATGGTGGCGTGCGTAATCGCAACGGCTTCCGGCATATTGGCGTAACCTATGGAGGTAAGCGTGCCTTCTATATCCCCTTTCTGTATAACGCCAATGAAACCTATATCATAGAAGTCACTGCAGGGCATTGCCGTTTTCTGTACAACGGCCAATATATTGTAGAGGATAACGGAGAGCCTTATACAATAAGCAACAATCTTAATCCAGCTGACCTGCAGGGCATCTGCAAAATAAAATATACGCAGAGTGCTGACGTGCTTTTTATCGTGCATCCTGACCATTATCCTATGACGCTTACGCGCTACAGTACATACGACTGGCGCTGGGAACAGATGCCGATAACAGGCGGTCCGTTTGAGGACAGTAACGGCTCTTCGGCAACGGAAGAAGAACAGACGGTACAATTATATCGTTATGGTCCTGGTACCTACGAGCTGACGCTTCCCGATACCGTAACAAATATCTCAGTAGAGATGGCTGGCTCTGGCGGCGGAGGTGGTGGCGCTGCAATCTTTGGACAGTACGTTGCTCCGGGCGGCGATGGCGGCACGGGTGAATATATTCGTTTTTCAACTGATGTGCAGGCTGGACAAAAATATAAGATTGAGGTTGGCGCAAGTGGTGCAGGCGGCAACGGCAAACAAACGGAGTCGCTGGGTAAATTCCAGAGCATAACAGGAGAAAATGGCGGAGCTGGCGGCAATACTGTTGCGTTCGGTCGAACAGTTAAAGGTGGCGAGGGAGGAACAGGTGGTAAAGTTTTTTTCCGTTCAGTAATTACACCCGGTAGCCAAGGAACGAGTTATAGCGGCGGCGCTGTCGGTGGCACCAAAGGAACCGACGCTGGCAACATCAACGGCAAAAGCGGCGGTGACGGGTACTGTAATATCCGCTTCCGCTATGGCAGCAAGGCAGCGAAGATAACGGCCAGTGCGACGGAAGGCGAAGTCACGTTAACGGCAGATAAGGATATCTTTGAGAAAGACAACATTGGCAGCCTTATTGAGCTGACTCATTATAAAAAAGGCGAATACAAAAAAGGTGTGCCCGATGCAACGGATGCGCTGCTGGTAAGCTGCCTGCCGGGCTCTAGCGTCTATGTAGAGAGCTTCGGCTTCTGGAAGGGAAACTTTTCACTGGAAAAATATAATGAGAACAGCTCTATGTGGGAGCTTGTAAGAACGCAGGACGGCAATCACAGCCAGAACTACAACTTTACCGAAAAGAACGAAGAGGAATACATTGTCAGGTACAGGGTAACCTCAACAGAGTTTGATACAACCATCTGGAGCGGTGAGAATGAGAATCAGACCGGTTATGTCACTGTGCAGAGCTTCGGCAATGATTATAGCGGTATTGTGAAAATTACTGAGTACATCAGCGGTAAAAAGGTTAAAGGCAAGGTGCTGCGCACGATTGGCAGTACAGACGCTACGCAGATTTGGGCTTTTTCTCCGTGGAGCAGGAGCAAAGGCTATCCGACTGCAGCAGGCTTCTTTGAGGACCGCCTGGTATTTGCCGGCAGCACAAGATATCCGCAGACGTTCTGGAGCAGCAAGGTAGGAGATTATTATAATTTCGGTGTATCGACACCGGTGGTAGACGATGATGCGGTAACGGCAACTCTTAACGGTGGCCAGATGAACGGCATCAAAGCAATGGTAGCCTTTGGAGAATTGATTCTGCTGACAAGCGGCGGCGAATATAAGGTAAGCGGTGGCCAAGGCAAAGCGCTCACGCCTAGCAATACTTTAAGTCAGGCGCAGGAATACCGCGGCATATCTGACGTGTTGCCGGTAACTGTAGGCAGCAGAATTGTCTTTGCTCAGCAGCAGGGCAACATCATCCGTGACCTGGCATACAGCTATGAGGCTGATAAATACACCGGCGATGACCTCAACCTACTATGCTCTCATCTCTTCGATGGCCACAAAGTAGTAGCTATGACCTACCAGCAGACTCCGGACAGCATCATATGGTTTGTCCGAGATGATGGCCTGCTCTTGGGACTGACCTATATCAAGGAGCAGGATATCTACGCATGGCATAAGCATAGCATTAAGAATACGCGCTTTGTCAATGTCTGCTGCATCCCTGGCGGAGAATGTGATGAGCTTTACGCCGTCATAGAACGTAACGGCCAATACGAGAACGTTATGCTGGAAAAGAGGAACGATAACGATGTGCCGGAAGAACAGATTTATGTTGACGACGGCATAACCGTACGTGGCAGCGATATAAAAGAGGTAACAGGCCTGACGTGGCTGGAGGGTGAAACCGTGGCCATACTGGCTGACGGAAACGCGCTGCCGCAGCAGAAGGTGGAAGGTGGTAAGGTTACGCTGAGCGAAAAGCATGGCTACAGTGTTGTGCATGTAGGACTGCCTATTGATGCAGTCATAAAGACACTGCCGATAGAATTCCAAATGCAGGACGGCAGCTCCATTAGCCGCAAGAAGCGCATAGGTAATCTTTCCGTCCTCTTTAAAAACACGCGTGGCGGACTGTATGGCCTGAGTGAGGAAAAACTGGATGAAATCAAATGGCGCGATACTGAAGCATATGGCCGGCCTACAAAACTTTTCACCGGTAAGAAAAAAATCGTCCTGCCTGCTGCAGGCTGGGACGAAACGCAGCAGCTTATCATTAAGCAGGATGCACCGCTGCCGATGACGGTACTGGCCATTGTTCCGGAGATTGTGCCGGGAGGATAATATGGCAAAATATACTTTTGCTCGTCCGTCGGATAGAGATATTGAATACGTGGCTGCACATCTGCGGCAGGACAACAGGCAGGAGCTGGCGGCGCTGTATGGTGCCGGACATGAGCTGGATGTTTTGAAAAGAAGCGCCAGATACAGCGAACTGATTGGCTGCTTTTATGTTGATGGCGTACCTGCAGCTATCTATGGAGTAAGAAGCCCGGCTGCAATATGCTCTGTAAAGTGCGTCTGGCTGCTCATGACTGACGAAACATTGAAGCATAGGCTAGTAGTAGGGCGATATACCAAACGCTTTCTGAGGGCGATTGTGGCGGCCCATGGGCCTATGTCCAATAAGGTTGATGCTGGAAACGCAGAAATCCTGCGCTGGCTCAGATGGCTTGGCGCTGAGATATCGGAACCGGTACAATGCGGGATATACAATCTGCCACACAGAGAATTTTATTTTGACGAAAGAATTTTAAAGGAGGGATAGCATGGGTGTAGGAGTGATGATTGGTGCAACTCTCTTGGGCGGTTATCTGCAGGGACGTGCAGCACGTCAGCAGGCCAACGCACAGGCGGCGCAGGCGCAGGCAAATGCTGATATCGCCTATAACAATGCGCAGAAGCTGCAGGAGCAGGCCGAGAAGCAGGCGCAGAACAATGAAATCAACGAGGAAAACAAACGTCGCAGGCTGCTGCAGCTGCAGGGGCAGCAGAGAGCCAACATCGGCGCGGCCGGAATCACGGCAAGCGGCAGTGCACTGGCGGCGATGGCAGACAGCCGGTTTAACCAGGAGCAGGAGCTTGCCTTTGAGAGATACAATGCGCGTCAGCAGGTAGATAACATCTTCCAACATAGTACGGACAATTTGAATCAGGGCGATGCCTATGCGTCGAGCGCCAGAGCCTATCGTAAGGCAGGCAAGCGCACTATGATGAACAGCATGCTGCAGGCAGGGCTGAGCGTAGCGTCTAATCTTTATACGGCCAAAAGCATGGGGGCGCTGAAAAGCTCAGCCGGTAAAAGCGTAGGCCTGCAAAACTACAGTGTACCGGGCTACACAGAATTGAAAGGGCTGCCTGCTCATACCGGTGGCGGCATCTCAAGCTACAGTAATGATGGCTGGGCAAAAGCAAAATGGTAAAAATGTCATTTTGTACTTTACAAATCGGCAAAGTATGTGTGTTAAAATGATAGTGAGGAAGGGAAGCCATTCTCCCATTTTCATCATACTCTAAAAATTAGCAACGTAGAAAGCATCTGAGGCTAAGCCTTGGGTGCTTTTTGCGTATATAGGAAAGGAGCAGAATATGGCAGTAATTGATGTTTACGAGAACCAGGCAAAGCTCGGTACGCCTGCAAGCCAGACGAGCGGTGTGCATCCTGATATGGGCGGGCAGATGGCGCTGGCAAGGGCAAATGCAAATCTTACAAATACGATGGTAGAGGGAGGGCAGAAGCTCTATGAGCAGATAGCCATTGCCGACGTGATGAAGGCCAACAATGATTACAATATGCAGATGAGCAGGCTGCAGAATGAGCTGCTGCAGAACAAGGAAGAAAATGCCAGGGATAACCTTACCAAGTACGAGGAAGGGCGCAAGAAGATTATTAATAACATCATGCAGAAAGGCCCTTCGACTTTGCGCGGGGTGCTGGGAAGCAAGGCTTTTTACAATACCATTGAGCGTGACTGGACCGGCCAGCGTGCCCAGATGGAACGTTATACCATGGGTGAGATGGAGAAGTACCAGGATACGCAGCTTAACAATCAATACAAATTAGCTTTGAAGGACGTAGCAGTAAACTGGCATAACAATGATGATCTGGACGCTGTTATGCGCCGCGGTGATTTTATGACTGCGGCAAGGTATGCCAACTATGGCCAGGAAAAGATTGCTGAAGCAAGCAACAAATGGAAGGCTGCGGTAGCAGAGACGGCAGCGCAGGCTGCTATCAACTCGGACAGCAGCGAAGGATGGACGCGTGGCGGTGAGATACTGCAGGCCTACGGTTATCTTATGGACCCGCAGAAACGTATTCAGTATGACAAGATTATCAGTGCAAGGGAGAAAAGCAATAATCAGCTTAATACCTTTGCCGGCATTTATGCTAAGTATGGCAGTGATATAAACGGCGGTGTGCAGGCGCTCTTGTCTACGCAGACCGGTACGGCAGATATCGCCAAAGGTTTGGCGTTTGCACAGGGAGAGGAAGGCAAGGCTTGGGGCAGCAATCAATGCGCCAACTTTGTAAAAAAATATATTCAGACGGCTGGCGGTGATTATGACATTACCAGCAGCCTGGCTGACGGTACCTACCTTAACGCAGAACGTAAAGGGCTGACGTTTAATGACCGTAAACAATTAAGGGACGGAGATATTGTCTATTGGCAGGTAGATGGCAGTAAGTACGCTACGAGCGACAACCCGGATGATGTGCATTCTGACACTAAAGCCTATAAGGGCATTACCCATGTCGGTATATACAATGCCAAGACCGGCAAGGTTATCCAGAGCGGTGAGCATGGAGTGAGTGAGCTGGCGCTGGATGCTGCCGGATATCATACGGTAGGCTATAGCCATATCGGCGGCAGAGCTATGGACGCAACAGAGCGTGAAGAATTAAAAAAAGGTTATATGCAGTACGCGCTGCAGCAGGTGCAGCAGAAGCGTACAAGCACTAACCTTATGGTGGAAAGAGCGTCGGATGAAATGTTTGCTGCCTACAATAATGGAATACGCGACCCGGCGTATTTTGAAAACATGGCCAAACAGATAGCAGGCAACGATTATAGCGCCTATAAAACTTTACATGCTGTAGCAAAGAGCTTTACATCTTCAGGTATACATAAATTAACTGTAGGCGAGGCTTTGGAAATAGAGGATGCCATAGACAAGGGCGGACTGTCGCAGGATGAGCTGATCCAGAAATTGTCTGATGCAGGCTGCAGCACGGAAACAATTATGAAATACGTGCATATGAATAAGCAGGCGGCGAAAGCTGCAGCTAGGGGCGAAGGCAAGGCATCATTTGACTGGGACAGCGTTATGGAAGCCTTTTACAGTAAGATGGGCGGAAGAAATAAGGTGCCGGAAGCGTGGCGTCCGGGATTGAAGCGGTACGCCAAAAGAGCAATAAACGAATACATAGCTAAAGAAAACCGCACGCCTACAGTAGACTGGGTGATGGATATTATGGAGCAGGGACTGGTTAAGGGCGTTGGCGGTGTTACGATAGAAGGTGAACACTTCTGGAACAGTGATATATCATACAATATGGCACAGCTTGGCAACCATGATATCTATCATATCAGCAATGCAGATGACGGGTACGTCAATGTATGGTTTTATGGCAATGCTCAGCCGGTGCGCATGAGCAAGGCAGCGTTTAAGCAGACGATGGGAGAGTAACATTATGGGAACTTTTAATTTCAGTAATATGCAAGGTGGCCAACAGCAGGAAACTCAGAACATTCCGCGTGAATTTCGTCCTGCTGTTGAGCAGGCGAAAACGGAACCGGTCGGCTCTTACGGTAACAACAAAACAGGCTTCTGGGACGGAGTGAAGAATTTTTTCTCCGGCGCTGATGTTGATACCAGTGCCGGCTTTATTGATGAAACAGGAACATGGAACAATGGCACTAAACAGGAGCTTGCTAAATACTATCCTACACAAAAGAGTGCGGAAGATCTTGAAAAGGACAGACTAGGCTCTTTGTGGGACAGAACGTATAAAAAATATCATTACAGCAAAGACGATGTACTGCTTGAAGCAAAGAAAATCAGCGCGGCCACAAACATTCCGGAGAATGCTATCCTGGCTAACGCTGATAATCTGGCCAACGCACGCAATGTATATATTTATCAGCAGAAGGCTATGGACCCGCAGGCAGTGTTTAAGGCCTACCCTGAGCTGAGCGAGCTGGCCAAGCTGAGTGATACTGACGCTGCTATTGCTCTGCATAACTTGAAGAACGTGCGCCAGACGCAGGGCATTATTGAAGCAGCCAAGACCGGCTGGGAGCTTGATAACCTGATGAGTGAGCGCGGCCGTATGGGCTACGCTGCTATGAACGGCAAAGAGCTGACGGATGCTGACATTGCACGTTTGGGAGAAATTGAAAAAGCACAGAAAAATTCCAAGGAACTGCCGGGACTTTTTGAGGACCCGATGAGTGCTATTGTAGGCGGCACAGTGCAGAGCGGTAAGATGATGCTGCGTAATGCTCTTAATGGCCAGAAGATGGGCGTATACGGCGCTGGCTTCGGCGCGCTTCTCGGCGGTATTGCCGGCGGCGGTGCAACGCTGGGTGCCGGTACTGCTGCAGGCGCGGCAGCAGGTGCCAAGATTGGTTATAGTGTCGGCAGCCGTATCGGCATGGCGCAGGATATGTATGACGAAATCGCCGGCAACAATTACCTTGATTATAGAGGCTATAAGGATAAGCAGGGCAGGCAGCTGCTGACAGATAACCAGGCGCGCAGCTATGCTGCTGTAGCAGCAGCGCTGGAAACAGGTATTGAATTCAGCAACGCAGATAAAATCCTGAACGTCATCAAAGGCGGTGCAGGGGCGCAGAGCATCAAAGAAATTATCAGCAGTGCCAAGGACAGCGCGGAGCTGCAGAGCCTGCTTGCAGCATATCTGCGTGACAGTGCCAAGAACATCGGAACAGTGGCCATCTCCGAGAGCGCGGAAGAAGGCGTGCAGGAGATGAGCAACAGAATTATTTCTGATATTGCTGCAGCAAACAATCCTGGCGGTGATATCCCGACATATACGGCAAAGGACGTTATCGTTGGCGGGCTGGAGGCAAGCTGGCAGGCGCTGCCTGCGTCTATTGGCTTTGGCGCTGGCGCGCATGGAGCAAGCACGGTATCTTTTATGCGTCGTGCATCCGCGGCGCTGCAGCTGAAAAGTGAAGAGCAGAGGGCTAACCTGCGTGATGCTAACGGCATATCTATGCTGAGAAGTCTTGCCGAGAATATCAAAAATAACGCTTTGTTTAAAAAAGCTCCGGAAGTATATAACGAGGTACTGAATAATCAGCTCAAAGGTACAGAGCTGGAAAATATTAACATAGATACAGAGTACGTCCTTAATCAGCAGGGCGGCTATGAGCTTTTGAAATCTGCAGCAAAGGCAGCAGGCATAGGCGAACAGTATCTTAAAGATATCATCGATACTAAGGCAGACTTGAAAATCAGTACAGCTGATTATGTATCTAAGCTGCTGCCGACTGAAATCGGCGCTCATCTGGAAGACTATATTACATTCAGCGATATCAGCGAATGCCTGGCACGCAACAGAGAATATGCCGGCAGGATGCGCCGCGAGATGGACCGCATATTGGCATATGAGAACCGCCAGCGTGAAGATGCTTTGAATACCTACCTTGATAATAACTTCCATACTCCGGAAACCCGTGAGATAGCAGAGGCAGTATTGCGCCGCTTTCCGGATAATCCTAAGGAAGGCGTAAAGGAAATCAGAAAATCACTGCAGGCCAAGATTGACGAGCCGCTTAATCAGATTATCGAAGAGCTGGAAAAGGGTATGGGCAACGGCGTAGCTGTAGTAGAAATCCCAGAATATGATAATCAGATGCGTGGCCGTGGCATCAAGGTAAGCAATAACGACCCATGGTATCAACGCTACTATAAAGAGAATAAGCATAAGCCCTCTAAGATGGAGCTGCGTGAGCTGGCGCGTGAGATTTGGGCCGGCCACAACGAGTATGGGCTCTTTGGCTGGGAAAACCGCACTCCGGAAGAGAACCAATGGTATGAGAATAACAAGGCAGCTATGGAAGCAACGGAAGAAGCTATCCGCAGATTGGATGCATTGACTCCTGCTCTGGAAAAAATAGATCCGGGCGAACTCTCTATTACTGAAGGCCTGAGCGAAGAAGGCTTTGAGGTATACCGTAAGCTGCGTGGCAAGCTGGAAGGCGCTGAAAGCAAAGAAGTGCGGCAGGCAGCACAGATGAGTGCTATCCTTGCCGCACGAATGGCAGACCGCATGGCTGAGCTGCATAGACAGGTTGGTCATACGAAATATACAGCGCTTGATTATGCGCGTAGTATTGGGCTTATCAGAAGTGAAAGTGAAGCTGCGGAGCAGAAGTTTAATCAGGCTATTACCAATCCTAACATAAATCTTGACACTAAAGTACCATTCATTGAAATTGAAGATGTATTCAAAGGGCAGAAGTGGTGGGAAGCAAGAGATAAATTTCCTAAAGAAATCATTAACGAGCTTATTACAGCTGTCAGCCAGGATATACATGAACCAGTTATAAACGAAAGTACTGGCTTTAAAGTAGTAGTATCTAAAAAAGGCAGTGTAGAGCATGCTTTGTCATCGGAAACAAGTACTACAAAAAAAGGAACTGCTGAAGCAAAAGAGAGAGGCGAAAAATATAATAATCCACGTCACGATATAGACCATTATAATTTAGTACCAGCGCTGATAAAAATAATAAAAAAATCCGTATTTGTCGAAGAACATCCTGACAAACACGGCAAAGCGTTAAGTGTATATAGGTTGTATTGCCCAATAAAGATTAGTGATAGAGCTATAGTTGCAAAGCTGACGCTGAAAAAAGAAAACCATGAATACCATTTAATTGATGGCGATGCAACTTTTATTAGGGCTTACGATGTAAGTATAGTAAAAAAAATAAAAGGCGTAAGCCCGCGTCCTCAAGGGCCTGAAACCTCAGGTTATCAGGAGGGTAGCTACTTAACGCCTTCTACTATTAGTATACGAGATATGCTTACCAATGTCAACGATAATGAAGAAAAGCCTTTTATCAACGAAGATGGTACAGGGAATTTTAGTATCATTGACAAAAATGGAAGACATGATTTCAGGGGGATAAGCGGAACCCAGTATACGGATACCTTTAATCAGAAAGCATGGCATGGCACGCCTTACGATTTTAAAAGGTTTGATATTGGCAAAATCGGCGATGGCGTTGGTGACCAGGTACATGGCTGGGGCTTGTACTTTGCTAAGGATAGAAAAATATCAGAGGCATACAAGGAAGTGCTGGGGGCTGACGCTGGCGCAGTAATTGTAGATGGGGTTACGTACAAAATTGATGAGGAGGGAGATTGGGCAACAGCAGCAGGACAGAAACTCATTGACAATGATCCGTTAGAATTTGTTTTGGATACGTTTGATGCAATGAGCGGAAACAAGAATAAGGAAAGTGCAATAAAAAGCTTAAAGGAAAGAATTGCCGGAACCAAAAGAACGGCTAATACAGAAAGCTATATTGCTAAACTAGAAGAAGCGATAAACATTATTGAAAAAGCTGACGTGAAGTACGAAAATACTTCACGCCTGCTGAAAGTGGAAGTTCCAGAAAACGATGTATTGCTAGACGAACAAAAGACTTTCGTTAATCAGAACAAAAATGTACAAGCGCTTTTGAAAAATACTATAGAATCTTTGGATGATGCGCGGTCAATGAAGTTCTGGAAAAATTTGCTGAACTTTAAATTAAGAGCTTTTGATAATGCTGGCAAGGTTCAGTTTAAGATTGATGGCTTCAATAAATTAGCAGATGGCATTGGTAAGCTTTTAGAGAGCAATTCTAATACATTTGGCTATAGAACGCTTGCAAGAAGCTTGGAAAGATACGGATATAGCAAAGAAGAAATTGAAAAGCTCAAGTCAGATGGTGAGTACCGCAAGCGGGAACAAGAGAAACTCAGAAGTCAAGCTATCGCGTTAGAAGCAGAGTTAGAGCAGGCAAAAGCAGAAGATGCTGCCGAGAGGGCAGAAGTTATTAAGCAGGCAAAAGCTGATATTCCTGGTACACTGGGCGGCATGTTTTCCGGCAACAAGATTTACGATGCTCTGGCGAAGGCTATGGGCGAAGAGGATTATAATTGGCGTGGCGCGTCTGAGCTGCTTAATGAGCACGGAATTAAAGGCATAGCTTACGAAGGTATGAAAGATGGCCGCTGCTTTGTCGTCTTCGATGATAAGAGCATTGATATTATAGAGCGCTATAACCAATCTGCTGGCGAGCGTGCTATGACTGCCAACATGGAGAAGCTGAAGGAAGCAAAAGAAATGCTGGCTAATGCTGCAGATATGAAAACTATCTACCAAAAAACCGGCTGGCATCGTGGCGCTGATGGTAAATGGCGTTTTGAGATACCGGATAATTTGGATAAGATAGATGCTGCTAAATTTCCGGAAGAAGGATATGCTATACCGTTAGGAGAGATATATAATAATCCTAAACTGTATGAAGCTTATCCGTGGCTAGCTGACGTCATGGTTCAGTCAGAACCGATGGAAGAGCAGACCTTGGGAGTAACTGCTGGAGAAGGCTACATTGGAATAAACAGCAATCTGCTAGGAGACGGCATCAAGCAGGAGATAATCATAAACGGCATAAAGTATAAACGCGTAGTAAGCAAGGATGGGGCTAAGGCTGGCAAGTTCTTTTCTCATGGTGACGAGTTCATAGAGTATGCACTTAATCATGGTATTAAAAATAACACGTTTGACAAAAAGGCCGCAGTGAATAGTTTGAAGGAGCTGATACAAGAAAAAGAATCTGTTATAGAAAAACTTAAAAGCAAAAATAACAATGGGCAGTTTAATAAAGGCATACTGGATAGACAAAAAGAATTGAGCAAGATAAGAGGAGCAGCAGAGTTTGTTGGCAGGGCGGATATTAGTTTTAATGAAATCAAAAAGGCTGAAAGAGATGTAGAAGCAGCTCACAAGAATTTAGCTGAAACTCTCATCCATGAAATCCAGCATATCATCCAGAATGCAGAAGGCTTTGCTGGCGGTGGCAGCCCGGCCAAAGTCAACGAACAGATGAAGCGCCAGCTGCAGAAGTACGATGAAGAAATAGAGCGCCTGCATCCTAAAGGTAAAGAATATGTTACGGCTATGCTCGAATATGACATAGCTGACTTTGAACATGACACCGGTGAAATTTCCGATGAGGCTTTTACTGATATCAAAAATAAGGTTAAAGAGCTGGAAGACCAGATACCTGAAGAAAAAGTAAAGCGCCTGCAGGAAATCAAGGAGCTGCAGACAGATTTGCAATGGCAAGCTGAAGATGAAAGCTCTGGCGATTATGAAAAATACTTCCGTTTGCATGGAGAGCAGGAAGCCAGAGTAGCATCAATGAAAGCACGGCTCTATACCATGGGTGCAAGCCAGGAAAGAATTGATAACGAAGTGTTGAACGCTATCGATAATCCTATCATTGTATTTGGCGGCAGAAGCTACAGCATGGACTCTGATCAGCGCGGCTTATGGCAGCTCAAAGGCCAGACTGCCTTTAAAACTACCGGCGAGAAGGTTATTTCTCTGTTTAAGGCTGCAGACCAGTCAACCTTTATGCATGAGATGGCTCATATCTATCTGCATGATATGCTGGCACTGGCAGAATTACCGAATGCTCCTAAGCAGTTGCTGGATGATGTGGCCACGATTAACCAGTGGGCAACGTGGAATGATACACAATTTGTCAAAGAGTACAAAGGCACTGCTATGGAGAGTGAATTTAAAAAGCTCAACGAGCAGATGAAAACTGCAGTTGCCAAAGGCTCCGTTGAAATCGAAGGCAAGAAAATGACCTTGGAACAGATGCAGCGGCTCTGGATGCAGGAACGCTTTGCCCGTGGCTTTGAAAATTATCTGAAGAGCGGTGACGCACCTACAGAAGCAACGCGCAGTATCTTCCGGCGCTTCAAGCAGTGGCTGACTAAAATCTATCGTGCATTCAGCCAGATTGGCGGCGCTCCTAGCAAGGAAGTACGCGCTGTAATGGACCGCATGATTGCCAGTGAAGATGAAATCGACATTGCTATGAGGAAAAAGGGCGTGGATGATTTTGCCGAAAGCGGTGGCATGGATTATCTGGAAGGAAGCACAAAGGACGTATATCGCCGTATGGTAGAGCGCGCCAAGGCTGACGCTGAGGAAAAGGTGCTTAAAATAGCACTGAAGGATGTCAAGGAAGATTACCGGCAGCAGGAAAAGGAACTGTTTGAGCGTGAAGAAGCGGAATACCGTGAAAAGCTGGCCGCAGAACCGGTATTTATTATCCAGGAGCATATCAAGAATAACCCTAATATGAGCACGTCTGTTATCTGCGAAACACTGGGCATGAACGTGGAAGATTACGTCAAGCAGCTTAAAGAGTATGGCGGCAGCTTGGATGCTGCGGTAGAAGCTCATATGAAAGAGTTTAAGGAGGGGATAGATAACAGCGGCATAGATGCTCAGTATTTCCGCGAACGTGCGGAAGAAGTGGTGCAGGAGAGCAAATATCGTAAGCTGGCCACGGCGATGGAGCTGGAAGCGTTTGAGCGCATTGCCAAAAAACAGCGTAACCTGACTACGAGAATTGAGGCCGAAGGCAAGAATGATGCTGCAGAAAAAGGCGTCATTAAGACGGTAGACAAGATGACCAGGCAGAGCAAGCAGATAGAAGAGCTTACTGCAGAAACAAAGGGACTGAAGCAGGATAAACGTGAACTGCTTGCTAATGTGCGTGGCCTGCGTGATGCAGCACTCAGTCATTACAAGGACTATGTGCAATTCGTTGAGATGAAGCTGGAGGTTATGCCTATTGAGGACGCCAACAACTACCAGATGTGGCGCAGAAAGTCGGCGCAGGCGCAGTACAATTCTGAGCAGTCTCTTGTAAAAGGCAACTGGGATAAGGCCGTCAAATACAAACAGGCTCAGCTGATCTATGACATGTTTGCTGACAGAGCTGTCCGCAACGCCAAGCAGATCAAGAAGATTGAAGATGGCCTGAAGCGTAAGCAGCAGACTATCAGCAAGGCGAAGAACATATCTGCAGATGAACGTTATGCGTATAATCATCTTATGTATGTGTTTGGCTTTTCTGGCGCAGACGCGCCGGTACCGCCGCATTATGAGGGCATCATGGAAGTGCTGATGAAAGCAGATGCTACAAGGGAAGAAGGCGGCCTTATGCTGGAGTCTCCGTTCTTCGGACCGGATGGCCAGACCAATCTCCCTGAATGGTTCCTGCAGGCGGCGATGAACAGCAATAAACGTAAAGCAGGGCATAAGGATTTAAGCAATATGCAGGTTGATTTGGTGGCACAGGTTATGCATATCATCTATAAACGAGGCATGGATAATATGAAGCTGGCCACGATTAAAACCAAGGATGGCAGAACCTTGACTGTTGATGAAGCAGTTGCTGAGATTGAAGGACAGACACGCCAGCGCATGATAGAACGCGCTAACGCCGATCCGACTGGTGCCAATAAAAACAGATGGCAGGATGATGTTGCAAACTTTATAGACCAGGCTGACAGGTTACTGATTAAGCCGGAGGTGGAGCTGAAAAAGCTGGGTGATGTGGCGCTGCGGTATATCTACGACCCGCTGAAGGAAGCTGCAGACAAAGAGCTGAATATGGCCGTGAATATGCAGAACAAATTAAAAGGACTGTTTGATGCTTACTCTCCCGAGGAACTGGCAGATATGCGTAACAAACGCCGCTATAAATTTGGCTCATCGGTTATTACCAAGGAGCAGGCGATTATGATTGCGCTTAACTGGGGCACTGAAACGAACCAGCAGCGCGTTCTGGACGGCTATCACGTCAACGTAGCGCAGGTTAAAAATGTGCTGCAGTATCTGGATGAGCGCGACTGGAACCTAGTCAACAGTATCTGGAAGCTCTACGATATCCATTGGGACCAGATAAGAGAGATTGAAGCACGCATGACCGGTGCCGTACTGCAGAAGCAGGAAGCTAAAGGCTTTGTTGTTGTCGGGCAGGACAGAAAAATCTATACCTTAGATGGTGGCTACTTCCCTATTAAATATGACCTGCGGGATTTGCGTACGCAGGAGCAGGCTGACGCTGCACAGCAATCGGCAATGAGCAATATTGCAATGTCTTTAGGCAAGGGCTTTCTGAAAGAACGTACTCAGCATAAGGTTGAGCGCAGGCTTGACCTTAGGTTTGAAGTTATCAGCGGCAGCATTACTGACGTTATTCATCTGGTGGCATTCCGTGAACCGGTACGCGACGTGCGCCGTATCGTACTCAACGAGAATTTTAAAAACCTTGTCTATAATTACCTTGGCCAGAACGCTTACAAAAATCTGAAAAAGTGGACCAGCGATTGTTGGGCGGAAGAACCGATACCGAGGGTATCCTACGAAAAGGTCTTGGCTAAGCTGCGTAATGCTCAGACAATGGGAACCATGGGCTTCAGGGTAATAACAGCGCTGCTGAATATTGCTAACGCTACGAGCGTAGCTCATTATATGGGTGCTGCTGAGCTGCTGCATTCGCTTAAAAAGTTTTACAGTGCCCCGCGTCGATATACGGACTTTGTTTTCCAGCGCTCTGTATTTATGGCGGAACGTGCGGAAACCATGGATGCCAGCATCCATGATGCGTTGAAAGGACCTAATATCCTAGATGGTATTCCGGGCATAGGCAAGGCTGGCGAGACCATAAAAAACAATGCTTTCAAGCTGATAACCTGGACAGATCTGATGCTGGCATTGCCGCTTTGGCAGCACGAATATGCAAAGACCTACAATGCAGAGGTGGATGCCGGACGTTCGCCGCAGCAGGCGAGGGAAGCAGGCGTAAATGCCGGCGATGCTGCAGTGCGCTGGTGCTTCGGCTCCGGCCGTACGGTAGATAAAGCAACTGTCCAGCGATATGGAGGAGAATTGATGAAGCAGTTTACCGTTTATTACAGCTATAACTCTACAGTCTATAATGCGTTCAATTATAAATTATGGGAAGCAAAGGTAGGCTACAAGAAGGCCGTAGCAGCAAGCGCAAAGAATAAAAGCATGGCTCTGATGAAAGCTGTAGCTCATGCTGGCGATGCGCTGCTGATGTGGGTACTGCTGCCGGCAGTTATCTCGGCGCTGCTGCGTGCTGGCGCAAGCGGTGACGATGATGACTGGAAGATTGATAAACTCATCAAAGCTACAGGCAAAGAATCTTTGACAGGCATCGTTGGTGGTATACCGGTGCTGCGTGATGCTGTACCTTACTTTATGGCCAAGGTGTTCGATGAGCATCAATTTGCTCCAAAAATTCCTATTCAGAATACCATTGAGCAGACAAACAGAGTTATCCAAAGCGCTGTCAGTGACAAGAAAACTATCAGCGATACACTGCGGGAGATGGGCAAGCTGACAAGCCAGGTTACCGGAGCACCCAGCACGTTGATAGATAGCTTTACAACAACGCTGCAGTATCTGGAAAGTGGCTTCGATGAAAGCGTTGCGGATTATCTGCGCGCCTTGATCTTTGATAAAAAGCTGAAGAAAAATCAAAAATAGTCATTTTGTACTTTACAAATCGGCGCTTTTGACGTGGTAAAATAGTATTGTGCAAAATAGCAAATAAAAACAAAGGCCCTGACGGAGCGTTCCGCCGGGGCTTTTTGCGTATATAGGAAAGGAGCAGAATATGACAGTACAGAAAGAACTGACAAAAAATATTTACGTGGGCAACGGCCAGACGACCAAGTTCCCGGTTACGTTTGAGTATCCTGATAATCATCCGGAATATATTAAGGTATATGTAACTGGCAAGAATAATAAACTGACAGAAACAACAAATTTCAGTGTAGATATGACGAATAAGGCTATAACTTATCCGGCTAATGGTGAACCTCTTGCTGCAGATGAACAACTTGTCATTATGCGTGAGCTGCCTGTGCGCCAGCTTATGAACCTTGTCAATAATGGCCCGTTTTTTGCAGAAGATATTGAAACAGCCTTTGATGAAGCCATCATGACTATACAGCAAATCAGCGAAAAACTGAAACGCACAATCACGATGAGTGTGGATATAGATGGTGACGCTTTTGTCAATGAAGTGCCGTTCGAGGCCGGCAAATCGTTTAGAATTGCCGATGATGGCAAGAGCATTGTTTTAACGGAAGACCCGGGCAAGGTGATTGATGAAGCGAAGGGATTAGCAGAGGAAACGGCGACTAATGCGCAAGAAGCAAAGCAAGCAGCCGCAGAAATCAAGACTATCTACAACAGCGGAGGCTTAACGCCTATCACGGATTTAGCTGGCAGCATTGGTACAGCAATAAAGCGCTGGGGTTACATCTTTGCCAACAAGGTATTTGCTATGAATTTGCCTATCGTCTATAAATCTGTCGCAGAAATGAAAGCCGACAGCTTACTCTTTGCGGGTATGACCGCCTGCACTCTCGGCTACTATGCTATCAACGATGGAGGAGCAGGAACGTATATCATACGTGCCAAACAAGAATCTGACGTTGATGATGGTGGCTCGTTGCATGAGCTAACATCTGGACTTGTAGCTGAGCTGGTGGTGGAAAATGGTACGGCAAATACAATTCAGCTAGGATTGTCTAAAACCGACGAACATGGTAATAATTTAAAAAAATTGGGTAATGCAATCAATAAAGGTTTTAAGGTTATCATTACTGATATTTATAATATTAACAGTGGCGAAACTCAGTATCTTAAAAATGACTTATTTGTCAAAGGAAAAAGTAAAGAATGTGGCTTTGTTTTTAATGGTGCACCAGAATATTTGTTTCGATATTGCCATGAAGCTAAGAGTATAGATATATCTTTTTTGACTTTTAAAAATCAAAAAGAAAGTCGAGTTACTTTGTTCTATGAAAATAGCAACGAAAATAACATGGTTGACATGGATTTATTCTCGTGTTGCGATTGCGTATTCTTGGGTAATGTAACATTACAACGTCAAAATTATATCAATCGTATTTATAATGATAGCGAGCAACTACCACGTATAAATTCCGTGATTATAAATGATAACATTATTAGAGATTGTCCGAGCAGTTTTTGCCAATGCGCAGATACCTGTTTCGAGAAATTTGAAATACAAAGAAACAGTGTTCGTAATTTCAAATATTTATTATTTAATATAGCTAATACTAATCTTCCTGACGATGCGAGCGACGCTTGGAAAGATAAACACGATAGACTTTTTTCAGGAATGAAAAACCTTATTGTAAAGAATAATCACACTGTAAATGATGATGATTGCGTAACACAAAATACCATTAGTGGCACTGATGGTTATCACGCTTTTGTTGCTGCAGAAACACAAATGGTTGAATTTAGTGGGAATTATACAGAAGGACTAAAAGCTGAAACTCTTGCTGTTTATGATGCTTATTTGTCATGTAAAGATGTTGTTTATACTGACAATGTTTGGAAAAATAACATGCAATATAAGAGTAACTTAAACTGTACGCTCATTAAATGTAAAGAAGGGGGTGGGTTACGAACTTATAGTAACAACAATTTTGTTCTTGATAATGAATTTATAAATATGTTAGTTAATAAGTACGGTGCAAAAAAAGAAGATTGTTATGTTGAGCTTTGCTCTTTAGTAAGTCCAGTTGAAATCCAAATTAACAACAATTTTTTTGATATTGCACAACTTATTTTTTTTCAATCTAACTATGATGCTAGGTTATATACTTTTAGCAATAACATTATGGAATTAAATAATGTTATTGCATCATACTTGACTACGTGTCCAAACGGTTCAAAAACAGTTTTTACGAATAATATAATAAATATAAAGAATATAACTAATGGAAATATGAGAAATTTGAGCTTAGTAAATCCTGCTGGTATTCAAGATATTACTTTTTGCAATAACAAAATTACAGTTACGAACGGAGGCTTTTATCAAGAGGATGTCAACATGACTTCAAATAGTTCATTCAAAAACAATGAGTTGAGGTTCGAAGACGGTGTTTTTTTTGATAACCTGCTTTTTTATGAGGACAGTTTAATAAAAACAAAGGCATTAAGATTCTCTAAAACAATTTGTAAAAATTTTGACTATCAAAATTCTTATAAATTAATTGGCAAAACTTTAACGAATGACTACTGTGTAATATTTTTGAATCACGAATTGTCTTATGTATTATTTTTTGATGTAATTATTTACAACAGAGAAACTGCAAAAAAAACCATAACTTCTTTTTCTTTAAAACATTATTTTGAGAATGAGCAAGAAAAATTAATATTAAATATGCCTGACGGAACAACAAAAGAGTATGATTTTTCGGTTAGCTCTTGGGTTAACGTTTTATCTGACCTTTTTATAATTGAATGTGCCGTTGTAAATAGCATTAATTTTTCATTGAGCTTCAAAAGCAATAGCGTAGATTATTTTGATTTTGCATTGAAAATAAAGTATGTTTATTTAAAATGAAAAAGAGATATACGACTACTACGATATGTTAACGACATGGGCAGCTTTAACTTTGAGCTGTCTGATGAGGATAAAGCGTTGTATTTATAAGGTGTTCAATAGAAAGATAGGTGATGCCAATGCTTGTATAAACCTTATCTAAAATAAAAAATAAAGAGGTGCTATATGATAGAACAGATGATTTCCTACGTGCTGAATTTAATTTTGGGCGGTGTTGTAAGCTACATCTTTGCATTATACCGCCAGAAGAAAAAAGAAAACGATGCACTAAAGGCAGGCTTACAAGCGTTGCTGAGGGATAGAATAATCCAGGCGTACAATCACTATGTCCAGGATAAAGGCTGGATACCTATCTATGCAAAAGAGAGCATCGACGCCTGCTACCGGAGTTACGAGGCTCTGGGCGATAATGGCGTGATTGACAATTTGATGGAGCAGATTAACGAGCTGCAGAACTATCCGCCAAAGAATCAAGGTGATGAAAATGCGAAAACTGCTTAATATGTTAAAGAAAGACGATAACGCTTATAGCGTGGGTAGAATCTGCGCTGTTGTAGGTTTTATTGTCTGGGTATTGGTTACTTTATGGCTTGCTTTTTTTGCAAAAACCTGGGGCAACTACGAAAGCTGCACGCTGGGCATGGTAGCGCTGCTGCTTGTACAGCTGGGCAACAAGGCTATCGAGACGAGAGCTTTTAAAATTTCAAGTGAAGAAGTTAACAAAACAACTAAAATGTGAAATCAAGAAGTGAAATTAAAGGAGGAATAAACGATGATTATTACAGGTATGGCACATTTTGAATCCGTGTGTAAAAACAAATTAGTAGAGTGGTACAACCATAATAGCAAAGAGCATATTACGCTTGAGAATGTGTTTGTGGTTTGGGCGTGCAAGACGTTGCAGAACTACAAGGCGTTGTTATCAACGACCGTTAGCGGTGACGGTATTTATGCTGAGTATACATACAACGGCGATAAGCAAGAAATGTATGAGGACGTATACAAAAAAGCTTCTAACCGCTGCTTAAAAAGTGAGTGAGGTGATAGCTATGGATTGGAACCAAAGTCTTGCAAGAGAAATTGCTAAAGGTTTAATTAACACCGGCATTGAAGGCGGCTATGACAGCGTAGCGAAGTCAACGGCATACGCATATCCTTCAATCGGCGTGTCACAATGGGAAGGCAACAGAGCAAATGAGCTGCTGAGAGCTATCCCCGGCGGCGAAGAATTTGTCGGCAGAGCCTACATTGATATTAAGGCAAGCGGTGAACTGCCTATGCTGAAAGAGCTGTTGAGAAGTGAAGCAGGACAGCAAGCACAGTTAGAGCAATTATCACGTGACTGCCTGCAATACGTTGAAGTCTTGCAGCAAGTGCCGACGCTTGACGATACTAGATGTATCATCTACGCTGGTATGTGGTGTCCTACATCAACCTACGTTGTAAAGCGTTTCTTGGAGAACCGTTTTGAACGTGTAGACCTGCGCAGCCTGGAAGCACTTAACAAGCTGTTCAAAAATTATTATTGGATTGCTGCCGACGTTGGCGAGATGTACCGCATTGGTTATGCCAACAGAGCAGACAATACATATCAGTATGTTGCTGGTATTGATTTGACTACACCTTACGGCATCCCTGCCTATGGTGAAGCTGGCAATGGAAGATAGGAGGAATTATCATGCTTGGACTTAAAGATACTATTGAATTGATGAATAGCAACGATTTTAAAGAACGTTTTGTTGCAGAATATGTACAGACAAAAATTCGTTATGATAAATTGCATAAAATGCTTGTTAAATATAAAGCTGGAACCTTATCGTTTACTCCGCAATGTAGCTATGAATTGCTCACGGAGCAGGCAGGATTTATGGGCCAATATTTGCACTGCCTTGAAGTGCGTGCTGAAATCGAAGGCGTAAAACTGCCTGACAATGAGCTTGTTATTTACAAGTCGTGCATGAATGAGTAAGGAGGTGAAATCATGGAAGAGTTAAAAGCGTTTGTCGCTGACAAGAGATTTTTAGTAGGCCTCATTATAGGCTTTACTCTTGGCGCGTTGCATCATTATTTTGGACTGTAAGATGGGGTTATAATGACAGATGAAACAAGACGGAAAATTGACAAGGCTGTTAAAATCAGCCTTGTTATTGCTGGCATTCTGCTTATCTGCAATGACGTGTACCATCGATACGGCGGAAGCAGCAGAGCCGACGTGCATCAAGATACAACTAGAGCAGTGGAGAGAATTCAAGCAGAACACCAATCTGCTGCAAGCGAAATTAAGTCTGCTGGAATCAGCATTAACGACGCAGAAGGGCACGTCGAAAGAGCTGCTGATGCAGTTGGTAGAAGCGAAGAAGCAGCTCGGATTAACGCAGCAGGCGTTGACGAACTCCAAACGCTCGTTAGCGAGTGCCGAGGAATCGTTAAAAATCAGCGAGAGCTTATACGAGAAATTGAAGCTGCAAATGGAATTGGAACGCCAGAAGGCAAAGAGGATTAAGCGACAGCGTAATTTGTATGCCGGGTGCGTAATCTTTGCGGTTGTCTATGCAGCTGCAAAATAAAACACGGATGGTGGAATGATGGAAGAAAAGGAACAAGTCCCGGCAGGGCTAGTGACGATGTTACTGGCTGGCTATCTTAGAACAATCTACATTATGGCGGCAGGCTGGGTATTGACTACGGCTGCGCTGCTGGCGTATATAGCATTGAGCAGGTGATAGACACATGAATGAAATGCTGCGGAAGACACGGGAATGGCTTATGTGCTCATCGCGAAAGTCTTTCAGCGCGGCGATACATGAAGCGAAGATAACGCCTAGGCAGATAGAAATCTGTGAGCTGAAATTTGTACAGGGAATGACGAATTACCAGATAGCAGCAGAGCTAAACATATCTGACAAGACGGTAGAAAAGGAATTGAGCCGCGCGTACAAAAGCATTACAAATGTATTGAAGTCCCTCTAAAGGCCGCTTTTGGGCGGTCTTTTTCTATGCGCAAAAATAGGGAAAGTATAGGGAAATTACAGGGAATATCAAGGGATTGTTTTGACGCCGCACGTTTATAATAAAAGCATAAGGAGTGAGCGGATATGAATATTACAGAACAAAGAACTACTAATATCAACGTGCAGCAGCCACAACAGTTTTTAGCGCAGCTTGAGGGAACGAATATATATCAGGTCAATGGCTTTGCTTTCGGCGGCGGTAATCGTGCGCAGGTGGGCGTGACGCTGCAAGCGTATAACGAACTGAAACAGATGTGTCAGCAGTATTACGATAAGCTTGTGGAAGTTGGCGTTATCCAGAAAGAGAAAACGCCTGCTGAGATACAGGCAGAACAAACGCAGATGATAGCAAGTATGCTTGATGTGGTGAAAGGTTTAAAGGCAGAAGTGGAGGCATTAAAGAATGAATGCAGGGACGATAGCACAATTTCTGAAACTGTCGCCGGAGAAGACGGCAGCACTTGAAAAGGCGTGGGGAGTGGCGAGTGCGGCGGCGCAGGGTGTAAGCAGCAAAGAAGACGCAATGCGCGTACTGGCAGAGCAGAACGTCGGCGCAGACGTACTCGATAAGGCGGCAGGTTATTTGAATAATCCAATCGCCAGCATAGCGGCTCAAGCTATGGGAATCAATCTTGATAAGATGAAAGCGGATCTGAACAGCTTGCGTGGGGCAAGTAATCAGCAGATGCTTACACCGTCGCAGAGCGGCGGCACGGATGCGCAGATAGACGCACTCCGAAAAGGTTTACAGCAGCTCAAATAAAGCTGACGTAATAAATCTAGGAAAGGAGAAAAAAGTACCATGAATGAGAACATGACTATTTCCAATTTCAGCGGTTGGGGCATTGTGATTTTCTTTATTATTATCATTGCGGCGTTCGCTTGGTTTGTCCGTGGTGACCGCGACCGCTATCCAGTTTATGGTTGCAACACTGTATCTAACTGTCAGGTAGAACGTCAAGGCTTGGTTACAGCAGCAGAGACGAACTACCGCATTATCGACGAATCGCGCAATACTCGCGACGCACTGAGCGCACAGATGAGGGCACAGTGGGATGCACAACAGGGCGAGAAAATCTTTGATTTGAAAATTAACGCACTGGCTATGCAGAACGAATCTAATCTGAAGCTCATGCAGAAGGATGCTACCATTGAGCGCATGACTCTTGCAGCTAACCTGGATGCTAAGCTGAACGCTCTTGCAGCAGCTATCGGCAATATCAATTGCCAGATGCTGAAGAAGCCGGAGGTTACTGGCGTCGGTGTATGCTGCCCGCCGCAGGCTATCTTGAACGGCCTTGGCGTGCAAAGTCTTGCACAGCTGCAGGGCTGCCCAGCTGCTATGTAATTCCGTCCTAACGGCGGCGCAGGGGACGGAGTAATCTGTCCCCTTTCTTCTTATACGTTCGGAGGTATAGCGATATGAAACGGGACGAATCTAATCTTGTTAGTTTGCTTATTGGTATAGGCATAGGCTGGCTAGGCTTTACCGCAGACGGCCAGCAAGTAGTGCGGAACGTACTGCACACGGTAAAAACGAAGTATCAAGTCGTTGACGTCAACGAAAAGAAAGAAGGGAACGAAGATGTTAAAGAATCCGAATAACTGTCATTATAAATCTAGCCTTGATGTGGCTGCTACTAATCAAGCAATTTTAGCTGACGGCCTTATCAATTTTGATATTATCAATACCAATACTGGTGTGAGTATCGACTACTCCACCGGCAAGGTTGTAACCTTAAAGCAACCTGGACTGTATCACGTTGACCTGCAAGCCACGGTTGAGCCGGCGGCGGCAGGACTGGTTACTATGAATCTGCTGAAAGGCGGCGTTGTTATCCCCGGCAAGAATCCTGCTGCGGCAGCAACTGCGGCCGGCAGCGCCGTAAGCTTGACCACCGCGGCCGATATTTATATCCCGTGCTGCGGCGTTCCCGCTACAATCAGTGCGCAGATTGATGTAGCAGGTACTGTGGTTAGCGCAACTATGGTAGTTACAAAGATGGCGTGAGGTGAACTATCATGCACAAGAGGTTTAAACATTACTTGGAAGAGGCGCAGGGCAGCGACGTTAAAGAGCAGGAGCTGACGGATATTGTCTGCGACGCACTGGACGAACTGCGGATGCACTGCCCACGGCTTTACTGGGACACCATGTATAAGATGCACTGCGCTGTATACGGTCCACACTTTGACGAGTGCTTGGCGAAAAAGGCTGTTGCAAAGATGAAGAATGTGGACGGCACGCACGGCGAGTACTGGACATATGAACAGACTAGTCAACTTGCAGAGCAACAGGGAATCAAACATAAAGCTGATTGGTATTACGTTATGAATATGTTGCACTCCGACTACTCCGAAATTTACGGTAATGACATTAATATGTATATCCGTGTAGCAAAAGCTTACATGAACGATCCAGACGCGTCGGAAGGCAAGGTACTTGACGTGTGGCTGGCGCAGATGATAGAATAACAAAAAAAGGCTGACACGATAAGGTGCCAGCCTTTTGTAAAACATAAGTGCAATATGAACAATTAGTATTTATGCCGCTTTGGTATCTATTGATATACTAAATTTATATCCGCTCGTCTGTGTTCGAGTCCGCGGCACCAATAAGCTCAGACAACCTTCTGTTGTTAAGCTCAAGGTAATAGTCTTATCAATGATTGTCACACGTTTTACAAGCAATTCAATCGCTTGTTTTGCGTAGTGGCTATTTTTTTTTGCAAAAATTTCCTCACGCATATTCTTCAGCAGGCTGACAATTTTTGAAGTATCAATATCCGGCGCAGATTTCACAGCAGTTTCGCAAATTTCGTTATTGATGTTGCGTAACTCTTCCTTAGCTTTTTTCAAACGCTGCATATCAAATTCGTCTGCGTCGCCGTATTCAATGACTTGATACAGGTTATTAAGATTGCGTTCTGCTGCTGCCTTGCGTTGCAGTAAAACAGTTGTGGCGTTCTTTGCTTCCTTGTTAGCGTTGCCAAAAGCGGTAGACATAGAATCCGCTACACGCTGAATGCCTGCATCGGAAAAGATTTCTCTTTCCAACGTCGACATGATCCAGTGCTCAATCACTTCTGCGCGTATCATTTTTTGTTTGCATCTGTCCGCAGGCACTCTGTCTTTCCTTGCGCATGAATAGTAGTAGTACATATTGCCACGAGTACAGCAGGAATATCCTTGCATTGCACTTCCGCAATAACCGCAGAAGAATTTACCGGACAGCAGATAATCTCTTTTGGCCGTGTATGCGCCGCCTTTACGCTTTTTGTTCAGAAGCATCTTCTCCTGCGCTGCCAAAAAGGTTTCTTTTGAAACAATGGCAGGAATAGCGTCGGGGATAGAGATAAAATCGTTAGGGCGCGCGTAGGAATGGCTGTTGCGGTGTTTTGTTTTGGGCACGCGATTAAATGTATACGTTCCCATATACCGCTCATTACGGAGAATATCATGCAGACTGTTCTTCGGAAAGTTTTTTCCGCTACGTGTAGTGTATCCATGAGCGGCGAGTGCCAGGCAGATTTCGCCGTATCCTTTGCCGTCAAGATATAAGTTGAAGATGAGGCGAACCGCTTCAGCTTCTTTCTCATCAATCACATAATGCTTATCTACTATTTTGTAGCCAAGCGGAGCATAACCGCCATTGAAGATAGCTTTATAAGCGTTTTCATTCATGCCTTTTTTAGTTTCCTTTGCAAGGTTGCGTGAATAATAAGCTGCCATACCAACCATTACTGTTTCCATCATTTGACCTTCAGCCGTGGCAGCATCTATCGGTTGAGCAGCATATTCGTAACGTATACCCAGCTTTTCTAATTTGTACTTGAATATAAAGTAGTTAAGCTCATTACGCGAATTGCGGTCGATTTTATGGAAAATAATAACGTCGAATTTGTTCTCCATAGCATCAGCCATCATCTGATTGTATGCGTCACGCGTTAAGGTACTGCGTCCGCTTTTCGCTTCATCGACGTATTCTTTGACTACAGTATAGCCTTTGCTTTTGGCGTAGGCTTTGCAGGCGCGTACCTGCGCGTCAATAGACTCTTCGCGCTGCATGTCTGAGGAAAAGCGCGCGTAGATAACTGCTCTTTGCATAAAATCACTCCTTATAGGTTATTCAATGAAAAATATGGACAAATA